TGACGTGGATATATGCGTCTCTCTAGATATGGACGAAATTCCAGACCCTGACTTCTTTGACCTCATCCGTGAGGCTTGGAAACCAGATACTGGTAGGGCTTGGGTCATGTGGGATACAGGTAATATCTGGGCAAACAACTTGCGTGTTCATGCTAGACATGGGTACCAGTGGAAGTATCCTTGCCATGAAGTCACTGAATCAATTACTGGTATAGATAACACCATTGTAGTTGAGACCGCAGTACGACACGTACCAGATAATGACAAACCACGTAGTAGTTACTTACCGTTACTAGAACTTGGACATCGTGAGATGCCAGATGACCACCGTATGTTGGTCTATCTAATACGTGAGTATTACTTTAAGGGTATGTGGCAAGAAGTTATTGACCACGGTAAAAAGTTACAACTTCAAACTGGTGGTTGGAATGTTGAACTTGCTCAGTCATGGCGAGCAGTAGGCGAAGCCTACATTAAACTTGGCAATGAACGTGAAGGTTTACATTGGTATCAACGTAACGTTGAAGAAGCACCAGATGATCTAGAGGCTTGGATGCCACTAGCATTTCATTACTACGAAAAGAAAATGTGGCAGCACTGTTATCAGGCTGCTATTAAAGTAACTAAACTTTCTCTTGAGTCTAATAACCACTATGTTGCAGACTCCTCAATGCCTTGGAGAATGTATGATTTACTTGCTATTGCTTGCTGGAACCTAAATAAAAAAGGTTCTGCTAAGAAGTATGCACGTAAAGCAGTTGAACTTAATCCAGATGATCAACGATTAATAGATAACTATCAATTTATAATGACTAAAGTAGCAAAAGATTTTAAGGATAAGAATGCATAGTCACACAGCAAAAGTTGTTGAATGGGGTTTGGATAACAAGACAAACTTTATTCCTAAGGTTTATGGTTGCACGGATTGTGATGAACTATTTGGAAGCACCCCACCTAGCAATGGAAGTATAGTTGAAGAACATACTCACACTAAGTATGTTGAAGGTTGCTTTGCTTGTAAAGTAACTACACTTCAATTAAACACTGGTGATGCTAATGGTGGCAGAGATATGTCCCAGAAAAAATGGGATAAAGAATTAGATTTGTATCGTACTGCACGTAAGCAAGGCATACAACCAGAAGGTACAACTACCGCCAAGATCCAAAAGGCTCTTGACGTATCGGATAAGACAGGACACGCATATGGCTCCGACCTCTAAGAAACCAAAAGTAAATGCTAAGGCATTAACTGCAACACGTAAGTCAGACAAGGCAGCAAATCCTAAGTCTCCAAGAAACCTTCGTGATATTAAGATTACTAAAGAACGCTTGGCATACGAAAAAGGATTTAATGACGCTATGAAGAAAAAAAATAGCGGAAAAGTTTTAGGCGGAGGTACATACTAATGTGTGCTTCATGTGGATGTAACCACATCAACTATCAACACGAAATGCCTAAGGTAGAGGGATCATCCTTTACCCCACAAATAGTAGAAACCAATATGCCAAAGGTACCAGCAGTTCCTGCTATGCCACGGTCAACTAAGAAGGGTAAGTAACATGAGACGACCACCTAAACCACCAGTTGGACCAAAGTCATCAGGGGCTTCTAATCCAATGGCAAAAACAACAAAACTTCCTAAACCAGTAACAACAAAAACACCTAAGCCGAAGAAACGCCAAAAGCGTGTAACGAAAGTGATGTATTAATTATGGCACGAGCATCAATGAAGAAGCCAGTAACAAAGGCTAAGACTGGCGCAAAGCCAAAGGCAAATCCAAGCAAAGATTACATGAAGCCAGTTGGTGGAACCAAACAAAAGGGGTACAAGGCTCCAGGTTCAAATCTTGAAAAATTTGATAGTAGTGGAAAACGACTTACCCACAAGTATCCAGTGGGCGGAAGTGCTACAGATAAAAATACTATGTTAAAGGGAATAAAGTCTCTTGGCTACACTGGTATGGCTGGAATGTCTCAGTCATTAAAGACTGGTATTAATCCAACTGCAATGAAGGCTAGTTCTGGTAACCCTAAGCCAACTACTGCACAACTTGCTGCAGGTAAAAAGGCTAGTGCTACCGCTAAGGCTAACGCAGCCGCTAGAGCAAAGGCTAAGGCTGCTGCTGATAAGGCTGCTAAGTTGAAGGCTGCTAAGACAGCAAAGAAGCCAACAACTGGACAGTACAAAAAGGGAACTCCAGGTTAATTATGGCAGTCAAGAAGGACCCTCGTCTAGCACGTGCAGGTGTTTCTGGCTACAACAAGCCGAAGCGTACACCTGGGCATCCAACAAAGTCACACGTTGTTGTGGCTAAAGAAGGTACACAGGTTAAGACTATTCGTTTTGGACAACAAGGTGTGACGGGTGATAGACAACCTACCGCAAGACAGGCTTCGTTTAAAGCCCGTCACGCTAAGAACATTGCTAAAGGCAAGATGTCTGCAGCATACTGGGCGGATAAAGTTAAATGGTAAAGAAAAAAGTTTGGGATAAACCAAATCCTAAAGCAAAGTCCAAGAAGTTAACACCTAGTCAGATTGCTAGTGCTAAGGCTAGGGCTAAAAAGGCTGGACGAAAGTACCCAAATCTTATTGATAACATGGCTGTAGCCAAAGGGAAGAAGAAGTAATGGCAACATTCGGTTCAATGGCTGATGAGGTTGTACGTAAATTAGCAGGGTTTACGTTACGTCAAGACCGTCAGACACATCTAGTCGCTCAAGTAAATGCGACAGCAACAAGTATTACTGTTTCTTCTGCGCAGAATATCTCAACTGGTATTATCCAAATTGATGATGAACTTATCTATGTAGATTCTTATGACCGTTCTTCTGGTGTACTTAACATCCCACCATATGGTCGTGGGTACAATGGTACATCTGCAGCAACGCACCAAAATGGTGCACGTGTAATTATCTCTCCTACATTCCCATCAGTAGATGTTAAGGATGCAATTAACGAAACCCTTCTTGCAACTTTTCCAGATTTATATACAACTGGTACACATACATTTTCATTTTCTCCAGCCCAATCTACATATGCTTTACCTGATGAAGTTGAAACAGTTCTTGCAGTATCTTATGAAACTACTGGTCCAACTAAAGAATGGCTTCCTATTCGTGGTTGGCGCGTTGATCCTATGGCTAACACTGATGCTTTTAATTCTCGCAATAGTATTAGTTTGTATTCTGGTGTTGAATCTGGAAGAACCGTACAAGTATATTACTCTTCTGCTCCTACGGTAATGGACTCTAATGATGATGACTTTGAAACAGTTACTGGATTACCAGCATCTTGTAAAGATGTTATTGTTCTTGGTGCATCTGCACGTTTAGTATCATTTATTGATCCAGGTCGTTTGACCTTTGGTTCTGCTGAAGCAGATCAACAATCACAGATTGCTGGTCGTGCTTATGGTGCAGGTACTAACGCATCTAAATATTTACTCGCTCTTTACGATAAGCGTCTTGCCGAAGAAGCGCGCAAGATGAATGATCGTAATCCAATTCGTATCCACTTCACCCGATAGGTAAACCATGGCTGCTCGTCAATATCGTTCAACAGTTGAGGCTAAGACTCTTAGTGCAGGAATCAACAATAGTGTAACAAGCATGACACTTAACAGTGTCACAACACTACCATCTTCATATCCATACACCTTGGTAATTGACCCAGATATCTCATCTGAAGAGATTGTAACGGTTACCGCTTCTGGTGGTGGCAACGTACTAACTATTACTCGTGCTCAAGATGGTACTTCTGCGCAATCACATGATGCTGCTGCTGTAGTTAAGCACATGATTACTGCTCGTGACCTACAAGAACCACAAAACCATATTGAAGCATCATCTGCAGTTCATGGTTTAACTGGCTCAGTTGTTGGTACATCAGACACACAGACACTAACCAACAAAACTATTGGATTAACTACTAATACTCTTACTGGTACTACTGCACAGTTTAACACTGCATTGTCAGATAACAACTTTGCTACCGTTGCTGGTACAGAAACATTAACTAATAAAACTTTAGAAAATCCAACAATTTCTGGAACTATTACAGGAACTGGAATTGTTAGTTCTACAAATATTGTTGATGGAACTATTGTTAATGCTGACATTAATGCTAGTGCTGCTATTGATGCTTCTAAATTAAATGGCGTAGTAACCCCTACTGGTACACAAACATTAACTAACAAGACACTAACAAGCCCAGTAATTAACACCCCTACGTTTGGTTCTGGTGGTTTAGTACCAGTTGGAACTATTGTTATGTATGGTTCAGCAACTGCACCAAGTGGCTGGTTGTTGTGTAATGGTCAGTCAACCACTGGTTATACTGCTCTTGCTGCAGTAGTTGGTTCAACTGTGCCTGATTTAATGGGTCGTGTTCCAGTTGGTTATGGCTCAGGTGCAGGTTTAACCGCAAGAACAACCATGAAACAAGAGTTTGGTTCTGAATCTACAACTCTTACATCAAGCCACATTCCACTACATAACCATACAATTAACCACGGTCACGCAGATACAATTACTGCTAACCAAGCATCACATGACCACACTATTGGTTGGCAGTCTGACGGTACCAATGACCATGACCATGCTTTAGATTCTGGAAGCGTAACACGTGTTGCTGGTCCTTCAGATGGTGGTGCATCAGGAAGTGGAACTATTGATACTGGAAATACAGACCCTGCTATCACAATTAGTGGTGGTGTGACTAACCACACTGGTTCATCTGGAGACTACGGAACCGAATCACCAACTGCCGTAACCGCAGTGCAACCATCCACTGTTGTTAACTTCATTATCAAGCATTAAGGATACTAAATGACAGTCAATAATGATGTCTCGGAAGAGTTTCAATATGACATATCCTACACATCTGAAGGAACTTCGTTCCAACCTACTAATGTATCGTACGACTTATCAATAGATAACATTCCGTTTATCTTAAAGATTGATAATCAGAATCCTTACCGCCGTGAGACTGCACAGTACAAGAAAGATCAGTTTGATAACAGTGCTGAACCAGGTGAGCAATCGCTTACTGGTTGGTGGGTACGTTCACAAACATCATGGCATAACGGTGCTGGCATTGAGTTCTACGAACCAGGTACTGACTACCAACACGTAAGCCATAGGTTCTATGACTCTCGTGGTGTGGATATATGGACTGTTGGTGAGATGCGTTTACACAAGGATGTATTCCACGCTTACACTGGTGCCACTGGAATTAACGCTGCTACTGGTAACGATGGAACTAACGATGTCCTTGTATCTGGTGATAGTAACGGTATCTTAAAGAAGATTACTCTTAGCGGTAATTCAAGTGCATCAACCTCTAACTACACCGCTGGTGCTACGTATCCTGACGGTCATAGTGGTGCTGACTTCCCATTTTACTCAGTAACTACTGATGGTTCAACTTACTATGCTGCTTGTTCACGCTGTATCCATAAGGGTACTATCGGAACCTTGACATCTGACGATGTATTCTTTAAGCACAGTACAACCAGTAATACTAATGTTTTGGTTAAGTATGCAAAAGGTAATGTCTTTGTGGGCATGGGTAGAACTTTTGGTTTACTTCCCACTATTACAACAACTCACACACATACCACTGGTGCGGTTGATACGTTTACCAACTCAATGAACCACATCAATACTAACTGGAACTGGGTTGATGTTGCTGGCTCTCCAGGTCCACTGTTTTTTGCTGGTAATGGTGGTAATAATGGTGAAGTGTGGGCTGCTACATTAACCAGAGATACTGGTGCTGCAACTGTAGAGATTGCACTTGACGAAGCGGTTATGGTTCTATCCTTACCTGATGGTGAAACTATTAACGCCATGCATTACTACCTTGGGTACTTAGCCCTTGGAACTAGTGAGGGTGTACGTATCTGTCCAATTGGCAATGATGGTTCTCCAGTTATGGGACCACTACTAGTTGAAACAAGTTACGCAGTTAAAGGTTTTGCTGAACGTGGCAGTTATTTGTATGCAGCAACAAAAGTACTTGAAGGTTCTAATACCAATGGTATTCTTATTCGCATTGACTTGTCACAACAGTTTGATGATGGAACATTTGCTTACGCTTATGATCTAGAGTATCAGTCATCACTTGATGGTGACAATTCGGATTGCACTGAAGTATACAATCTAAATGACCGTCTTGTTATGGTCATTGAAGAAGATGCACCTGCTGGTGAACTGCAGGTAGAGCATACAACAAACTATCGTGAGTCTGGCTGGTTACAAACAGGAAAGATTCGTTACTCAACTGTTGAGCCTAAGTTCTTTAAGTATCTACAGACACGTGGACTTATAGCAACTGGTGACAGTATTGCTGTTCAAACCATTGACAGTGTAGGAAATGAGTACGACATTATTACTCTTGATGCCGTATCAATAGGACAGAACGTTGCTCTAAATCAACCAGTTGGTGGTCAAGAGTTTATTGCAGTTAAGTACACTTTAAACAATGGTAGTCCAGTAACAAACTATCCTGTCCTACAATCATACCAATTAAAGTCTATACCTGGTGTGCCACGTCAAAGAATGTATCAGTATCCATTGTCATGTTTTGACATTGAAATGGATAAGTATAACTCACAATTTGGATACATAGGCAGAGCCTATGATGTATTGAATACACTAGAAGATCTTGAGGTTTTTGGTGACTTTGTTTCTATTCAAGACTTTAGAACAGGTGAAACCTATCAAGGTGTAATTGAAAGTATTACTTTTAAAAATGAATCTTCTTCAGATAAAAATAGCAATGGCTTTGGTGGCTTGTTGCTAGTAACAGTAAGGAAACTATAATGGAAAACTTTTTAAGTTGGTTGGCTTCTAGCCCACTAGCATCCTTTGCAAAGATATTTGCAGCAGGTGTACTAGGTTGGGTTGTATTAAATCTAGATAATCTTAATGTGCATCCAGCAATAGCAATTGGTTTTGCATCAGCATTACCCGTAATTATTAACTGGTTAAATCCTAATGACTCACGCTATGGTACTGAAGGAGAACTAGATTAATGTATCCATTAAAAGAATGGAAGACTACGTTTAAGTATGGTGCTAAGTATAAAAATGGTGGAGTACATAAAGGTATAGATGGTAAAGCAGCCGAAGGCACACCAGTTTATGCCGCAGTAAGCGGCGTAGTTGTGCATTCAGGACCTAATAAGTTTATTAAAGGTTGGGGTCGTTCGTTCGGCGTACATATAATTGTTGACAACGATAAGTTTAAAGATGGATCAGCAGGATTATGGGCAGGTTACTGTCATTTATCTAAAGTTAAAGTACCAGTAGGTAAAAGAGTTAAGAAGGGACAGTTGCTTGGTTATGCAGGTTCAACAGGTAACTCAACTGCTCCGCATCTACACTTTCAAATTCTATCTACTCGTCATTGGAGTCCTACTAAGCATGTTAATCCAGATAAGTGGTTAAAAGCATGATTGATAAAGTAGCATCTAATAAAGATAAGCAATCTATTATCTCAGGTAAAGCAGTTGCTGTTCGCATTAATGGTAAGACTAAGTGGAAAGGTTCTACTCGTCAGAGACGTAACATGTGGGAGACTACTGTACAGGTAGAACTACCAGGTGGTGGACTACCAAAAGTAATTCGCTTTCGCTTCTGTCGTTATCCAGGTACAGCACAGGCTGATTACACTGGTCACTTTTCTTACCCAGTACATCCAGGTATGGCAGGTAAAACTATCTGGGTAACTTTAGCCCATGGATTTATCTCAGGTGGCAAGATGCCAGTTGGTCTGTTCATTGATCATGATGGTACTGCACCTATTGTACTTGATGGACGACAAATTAAGGCTAATTAAAGTCTATTAAATGGTGGGTTATATACCCATTGCTGGCTCTCAGAGCCACGTAGAGCAACGTTAACCCCTCTTGGGTAGTTGGATACCACTTAGGTAACTAACCACCTTAGAGGGGCTTATTTTTTATGTACAAAAACTTGTACAAGTTTACTCTACAGCCCTTACAAAGTGCTGACAATAGCAATCTACTGTGGTACACATGGCATGTAATGTCTTAGCCTTGTACCATAGTTCTCTGCGAAACATGTGGGCTAATGTAACTTCAGAGGACAATCTTGATGAGTCCCCTGCTTTACGACACGTCTGACATATCATCTTTAACTACCTCTTCACTATCATAGTCTGCAAATGGTGGGTTACCACCTAGACTTTTAACCATCTTACCAATTGCTCTGTTTGCTTGCATCATAGTTGCTCGCTTACTTGACTTATCTTCACCTGCTACTTCATGCAAGTCTTCACCTTCAAGATCTTCTGCATAGAATAGGAACACTAGGTTCTGTTCTTGTTCAGTTAGTTTTCCAAAGGCTGACTTAATATCTGCAGCGTATGCCATCCAGTCACCTGACTCAGCAAGAGACTTAGTGTTACGACCTGTATTAGATAAAGCATTATCTAACTTAGTCCAGTCGTCTGACAAGACTGCTGGTATAAGCATCTTAATAAAGTCTTTTGTATACCAGAAGTTATCTGCGTAGTTGTATCCTTCTTTGATAGCCTTTTCTCTTAAGCAATAGTCAAGTGCAGCATTGCGAAGAGAACGAGCGAATAACTTATCAGCGTCTTTTTGGTTATCTAAAGATACCCATTCATCTATTTTGTTAGGATGAGTCATAAACCACAACCATAGTTCTTGAATTACATCTGATTTCTCAACCATCTTAAACTTAGATGCATATTCAGAAGAGATGCGATTAACCATATGGTAGTAATCATCATGAACTTTATTAAAATTCATAGACCTTACCCTCGACAACAAAGGAACGACCATTGATTGGTACGTTAACGGGAGTTACATTACCTCTGCGTTGGTAGAGGATAGTGAACCCTTGCTGCCAGTTAGCACCAGTTTGTCCAAGGTAATGGGCTTGCGCCAAATCCATGAGGTGTCCAACTTCAACACCATACAATCTGTTCTTGATGTTCCCACCGAATCCTGTATGTTCGTGTTGAATCCCTTGCTTATGTGTGTGTCCACATATAACTGAAGCCCCAATTTGTTTAGCAAGCGTAAGAGCAGTACCACCAGGTTGCTTGTTGGCACGACCTTCGTCCCCGTGTGCCAGTACCCAACCTGGAGCAAATGAATAAAACTTATTGTGATAAGTAATTTCATTCTCAGCATACCGAAGCAACTTGCTGTATTCCAAGTCACGGAGTGACGAAAGGGCAGGGGCATATCTGGATACATAATTTTGAATTCTGTCACCATGGTTACTCCTAATGGTATGAAATGGTTTGTCTCCTAGTGCTTGCTTAAAGTCAACCATGATTGAAGTTGTTTTATCAAGACCTTTTTGTAGCGTCCCTTCAAACTCACCTGCTAATCCTTTGTTCCAACGTGATGGTTCAGGGCTATCAGCCTCATCACCTACACAGAATAGTTCATCTGGTTGATAGTCCTTAACAAAATTCATGACTGCTTTCACAGCCCTTGGATCATGATAAGGGATCTGCATATCTGGTATGACTACAATAGTTTTCATAGGTTGTACTTAGTCCTTAAGATTTACTTCCACTTATCATCTTCGACAAGCACTCCGATAATAGCATAGTTAGCAATATCAATTAAAGTATCTCGTATTGATTCGTGATTCGGCGTGTTGTTTTTATTAGTAAGATTACTTAATCTTTCTATCTTGTCATACAGACGTACGGCTAGACCATTCAATGGTCCACCTGGAGTATTAAGAATATTCTTTGATCCATAGTCTTCATTCTTAGAGATCATCAACTCAACAAGTTCATCTGATAGATCATAGAAATCCCAACGTAAATCTTTTAGGCGTTCCGCTTCTCCGTATTGGATAGTCTTAGCACCAATTGGTTTTCCTCTATCATCACAGAGTTCACATTCACACCAGTCTGAAGCAACCTTTGGATTATAAACTGCACTTCCTCCATCGTAAATGATATCGTCCCACTCCTCATAAAATTCCTTACTCTTCATTATGCGCTTACCTTCTCTCTGAAATAATCGGCACCATTAATAAGGAACATGGAGTTAACATCTTCCGCTTCTGGCATCTGTAATACTATCACATTGTTCATCTCTTTACTTAGTGACTTGGCAAAGTCTGATCCTGGTTGATCACCATCTGCAAAGACATAGATAGTTTCAAAGTCAGATAACAATCTATTGTAATGTGGCTTCCAACTATTAGCACCAGGTACACCTACTGCTGGTACACCACACTTGTAGTGCAATGTGATGGCATCTATCTCACCCTCACATACAGCAATAAAATTACCTGCTTCGTGCAAAGCACGGATGTTATACATGCGTGTCTGTGTTCCTGGCATACCCATATACTTAGGTTCTTCAGGACCTAGTGATCTAAAACGAATATCTACTGGTCCAGTAGGAGTTAGATATGGAATAGCAAGACGACCAAAGAACTGCTCTTGTCCAGGTAAAGGATTATCTACGACTCCTAATCGAATCTCCCGTGCTGTTCCTAGATCTAATCCTCGGTGTGCTAGATACTCTTCTGCCAAGTGAATGTTTTGGCTGTAATGACTGGTAGCCTTCTCCAGTAATTCTTTCTGCGATCTTGATTGCTTCACGAAACTTAACTCCTTCTTGTATGGCAACTATGTTAATTGCATTTCCTTTAACGCCACAACCGTGGCAAACAAACAATCCTTCCCTGACAGATACACCTGCACTCGCATGGCTATCATCATGGAAAGGACATTTTACTTTTTGCCAGTTCTCTATGTTACGGTTGAGTCTACCACCGTAGTGTTCTATAACTGGCTTGATAGGTAAGTTAATAACCTGCCTCCTTTAGTAACTTGTACCAGATGCTAACTGGCATAGTAGCGTACCACTCGCCAACATCTGTTGTGCCTTTCTTCTTGTGTATAACAACACCTGTTTCTGCGTTGTCATTTTTTATCTCTACATCAAGTTCACGTAACCACTCTGGCAACTTCATAGTTGCATGGTTCTTTACCTCAACAACCACGGCAGGAATACCAGCAATATCCCCACGATCATTAACTCCATTAAGAGAACGTCTTTCCACATAAGCCCTACCTTGTGCTTTTAACCAGTTAACAACTGCTGTTTCTGCAGCAGTACCTTTCTGTTTACTCTTGCTCATATCCCTCTACAATCATTGAGAATTCTAACTGATCTATTAACCATAACAAAGATTCAAAGGTGTCATAGTATTCTTCGTATAGATAATCATCTGCTACTTCTTTAAGTGCATCAATGATATCTCTGTATGCTACATAAGTTTCGTTCTGATATACAAGCCTACGTATCTGCTGACGTGGCATGTCCATTAGTAATCGTTTCTGTCAAGCCATAGTAAATAAGCAAGCAATGATATTAAAGATATAAATATAAATGCTATAGTCATAACTACCTTGCTTCCTGCAAGTCTGCAATAAACATATACTCTGGATTGAATTGCAACCATACTGGATTATCTCCACCTGCATTGGCTCTACCATAGCGGTTCTTAACTGCAGCAACACCTAGCATTCCATCTTGCTGACCAACTGTAAGGATCAAGGCTGGCAACTGAGCCACCATACCTTGTAAAGAACTGCGTGGCTGACAAGGATTACCTGCGTAACTCTCCTTAGTATGATGAAGCACTAGTACTGCAGCATTAGTATCTCGCGCTAAGTACTTTAATTCTTTAAGGGCATTGCGCATGTTTCCGAATTCTTCTCCGCCATCCATGCTGATATCCATAAGGTTATCAATTACAATTAACGCTGGACTCTCACCGAGTAACTCTTCAACTGCTGTGACTTCATCATCAATATCTCCAAGACTAGGATTAGAATCAAAAGACCAGTATATATGGGAAGCAAGAGCAAGACGCTCACGGGCACCCACAGGATCTTCTGATATAACTTTCTCTGCTTCACTCTGACTTACTCCTGTAATCATAGAGTACAAACGCATAGCCATAGTATGCGCATTAGTATCTGCCGATAGGTAGAGCGTAGGAATCCTAGCCCTTAGTGCTAGAGCCAAGGCAAGTGTAGACTTACCAGCACCTGGTGTGCCAGCAATCATACTTACTTCTGCTCTGCGTAATATGATTTGATTATTATCAAACGTTCTAAATACTGGTGGTAATGGTTCACCACCAATGTCAGGTCTACCAACAGACCTAGATAATGTCTTCATCTATTCTCCTTTGTTTACTTGCGTGTGACGTTGTGGAGTTGCACCACGTGTGATGATATTTCCCGATCATCTTTTATCTCTGCACTTTGCTTTGATAACCCTACGGCACGTCACCATCCCGCTTCCCCTCGGAATGATTCTAGGTTTCCCTAGAAATTTGTCTAGACCTTAACACCAAACTGTGGTGCTGTCTGATCTCCTGATGCAACTTTCGCACCTTGCCAACGTGGTCCACCTGCTGGATCAAACCAACCAACATAAGCCTTACCTGCTTGGTTAGTACCCTGCTTAAGAACCATAGGTCCATTAGGACATGTCGGTGCATCTGCACGTCCATATGTCCAACGACTACCCCAACGATCTTGAACTGTTTCTACACCTGCTGGTGCAGCCTGTTGTGGTGGTGGTACTGGTGCGAATCCTGCTTGTTCTTGTTCCCATGGTTCAACTGGTGTGCTACTAACTACTGTGCCACCTACTGCTTGCTGAACAATGGCTACTGGATTAGCCTGAACTGGTGCACTTGTTTGTCCACTGATTGCTTTTTCTAGCATATCCACATGGAACTCAACGCTTGCTTCTACTGCTGCTTCAACACGTGTAACGAACTCACTTGCTTCGTCACCACGTACTGTAAACAATGAACCCTTAGGGGTCTTAACTGTTACTGAGAAATTACTTTCACTGCTCATAGTTCTTTAACTACTTTCCGTTTTGCTACTGGTTTTTTTTCTGCTGGTTTTTTACTGGTTGATGGATGTCTTTTCTTTGCACTAGCCTTACGTGTTTCTGTTAATTCTTTTGCTGCTTGATTAAGCAACAAGTGCATGATATCTAACTCTACTAATGCTTCATCTAATTCATTTTCAATGAACTTAAACTTACTCTTGCGAACGAACATGTTGTTTACTTACCTCCTGTTTTATACTTACATTTATCTTTCAGTTGACACATTACACAGTGACTGAAGTTAGGAATAAATATACCATCTTTACGAGCACGGTCAAACTTAGACACGATCTCAATGATATATTCTTTAGGGAATTTATCTAGGTCTACCATCTCAGTAGTAATACCAGTTCTTCCCATCCAGTATGCACCCCACTTAGGACGTACACCTAGAATTTCTTCCATCCCTGCAGCGTAGAACGCCAACTGCAGATCCGAAGATGGCGTTCGCGCTCCTGTTTTAATATCAAGAACTACAAGTTCACCATCGGGATTAACCATTACTCTATCGAGGTGCATCTGTACTGGCACATCATGCCAGATAGGATTAAGTGCAAGTTCAACTGCTGGTATTCCATTGTGTTGCCACATGGTCCAACCATTGACACCGTTACGCCACTTGATCCATTGATCTACCATCATGGAACCATTCTCGTTCCACCAATCACCATCTTCTTTATTGGGATTAGCCTTAGTAGCACGACCAGATGCTCGCCATAATGCCTGATCAATACCTGTTTTTGTTAGTTGTTCTTGCTGTTGTGCAGCCCAGGCTGCTTCCCAATACTTGTTCAACTATCTACCTTCTGTTTCGTATAGTTCTTTATCATACATTTCGGTAGCAGTATGAACTGCTGATCCACCTGCTAAGTACCACGTAGGGTTCTCAATTTCTTTTACTACTCTTGTTAGCCAATACTTCCATCCACAATCTAACCATGTAGTTAGTGCTGAGTATGAAATGTGTACTGGTAATTCGTATCCGTCTACTTTGACAGCCATGTTATTACCTCCATGTAATAAGTGTAACACAAGAGAGTGTCATAGTGAAAAGGATAAACGTCTATGACACTCCCTTGCGGGGTAGTAGTATGAACACAAATTTCCAAAACATCTATGTGCATACTACAATTCTTTATTCTATACCTGCTTGCTGTTCTTTCCATACATTAATTAAATGTTGGGTGTGTTGATCCTCAGTGTATGCTTCGCAATCATCACACAGTTCTCCGAACTCTTCCCAACATTCGCAATCTTCTTCCTTTTCCATGTTACTCCTTTTTGTTTGGGATGTCCCCCACTTAGTGGGGCATCCCTAACTCTATTAGATCTAACTTTATATTAAATTTCTTTCTATAGTTCTTTCTATCTGCAGATGTCATGCCACCCCATAAGCCAAAGCCTTCATGATGTATAGCAAATTCTCTGCATTCAGATAAGAAAGGACAATCAGAACATAAGATTTTTAATTTGTTTTCCTGTTCTTTAAGCCCTTCAAAGGGTAGATCTACATTGTGTTCATAGTAGTATAACTCTACACCCATGCTGGCACAGTTTTGTGTGCCATCATACTTGGGAAAGTTATAGTTGGTCATACTCATGCAACGCTGACTGACATTGGAACACAAGACTTTCAAATAATTCTTTTGAAAGCATGACAGCAGTGCCAGTCATCATAGTTGTACCACCTAAGTACAATACAAATGGATGAGTTGTATCTTCTCTAACCTTTACTTCAACGATGTCGTCAAGCGACATGTTAGTCCAGCCAATCATGTTATCCCTTTCTTATGCGCTTAGTAGTTCTAATGCGCGTTGCTTGTACTTACCGTCCTTGCTAAGAAGAACTTTAGATGAAGTCTTTTCATCACTACGACTGAAGTGATCTGATACTTCAATAATGGCATGTAATGCACCGAACTTAGTACCACTTAGATTTTCTTGAGTACCAGTCTGGTTAGTCCATACATTCCAGGCATTCCTACGGTTGCGCATAACTGCAGCACGTGTACGCTTTTCTGCTGGACTTAACATTTCATCTGATGAGAACTCAATCTTAGATAGCAATGGGAATACTTTATGTGAGAAGTTCTTGAACTCCATGTCACTAAACTCCCTGCTAATTAGGTTGCGACCCATCGCAGAATAAGAATCAAAGTCTTTGTAAGTTAAGTTAATAACCTTACGGATATCAGACAGATCAATCTTACTGTTAGTTGTATGCTTCAAAGAATACAAGCCACCCTTCATACCTGCATTAGCAAACGCAGCGTTCATCTGGTTAGTACATGACAGACGAGAGATGATAGGAGCAATTTGAAATGCATTGCTACCATCATGTGATGTACGGGCTAGTAAGTATCCAGCATGTGGATCATTAGAAATATTAATTGAGTCAGGTAGTTCCATTACTGTCCACACTACACCACCACCAGCAAGTTCACCTGCTGATGCATACCGTGCTTCACCTGAATCAACCAAGAAGTCAAGAGACTCAAAGACTTCTTCGTTCTGCATTACTTTGTAGCGTGATCCAACAACAGCCAGTGCTGACTGAGTACCATCTGTATTGGTACGTACCGTTGCAAAACGATTAGGTACTTCTAGTACCCCAGTATTGCCAGTTGTATACACATCTTCAAGTGATACAGTCCAGTCAAGTCCTGCTTCACGCATGATCTGACGTGCTGATGTACCTTCAAAGACTTGCTTATCGGATATGATTTGCCATGGTGTACGGCGATTAGTACCTGTTATATCAGTTGTCATTTGTTATCCTCTTCTAGTATTTCTTCTAGGATTGTATCCATATTTTCTTGTGCTTGCAAGACAAGCAACTCTTCGATTGCTTGCTCAGAGTAGCCCATAGCATGTGCAATAAGCAGGATTGCTAGGGCATTAAGATCTTCAAGTGCAGACATACGATCATTACGCTTGAAGTTTTTGTAGACATCATACAAACCAGCCAGTACATCTAGTGCTTTGTTTTCTGTCAACTGAAGAGATACTACATACTTATCTTCTGTCTCTTCATACCATTCAAATG